AGCTTGTTGTGCACTCTCAATCAGGCGTTCTTCTTTATAGAGTCCCGCCTCTTTAATTTCAGCAAGCGTGTTGCTGAGGTGTTCTTTCATTTTCCCGTACATAGCTTTATAATTTAAAAGTTTGTCTTCTTAATAGTAGACGATACAAAGGACACGATTTTTCTTCAAATAAACAATAGCTTAATGATAGAAAACTTAATATCTCTTTGAATATCAGTATAGTTTGAGGCTGTAAAAAAACTTTCCGACAATAAATCGGAAATAAACTCTATTATGTGCTATCAAGATTTTGCGGTTTCATTAATCGTATATTATAAATTCCTATATTTGTGCATCACTAAAATGCTATTAATATGAAATCACTCATTAAAATCATCCAAAGGATGATGAAAGAGCGTAAAGCTCGTCTGGAGTTAAAGAAAGAACAAGCTTTGAGAGAACGATGTGTTGATTATTCAACAAGATTCAGAGAATATTGCGTTCCTTACTATACCATATATAGGTTCATTAAAGAAGGTAAGTGGTAATCAAACATTGTTGCATAACAAACACAGCTGAAAGCGAGAATCTTATTTTACTTATAGATCCATTGCTTTTAATGTAAATAATAGAAAATTTATCTACTTTGTAAAATCAGGTTCTCTATTACTTTTCTAGTATATTCACTTTGTATGACATTTGCTAGATTGTAAATAAATTCATCCTGATTATTACAATCCAATTCCTGCTTATTAATCGCATCTCTTATTGTCAAAGGGTAGAAATCTAAAATAGAATATACGACATCAAATAGTGCCATCTTGTAGTTATTCATTTTAGGAACTACTACATTGAAAGTACATTTTATTATATTAGGCACTTTAGTTATCGGTGCGTATTTTGCGACGAAATCAGAATCTATTTCTAAAAATGGTCTTTCATATATTTCTCCCATTAATATGTTATTTGTAGATTCTTTTAAGAAGTCAGCTTGTTCTTGTAAAATACTTTTTGGGGATTTTTTTTCTGCTATAGTAAAAGTGCCCCATAAATTTCTATCTGTCATATTGTTATATTTTTAAATTAAACTTTATTGGTAAATGATCTGAAATTTTTTTATTGATAATTTTTTTATCCGTTAAAAGGTTTATGTTTCTAACATTAGTTAGAATTTCAAGCCTTTTATTATCAAAGGTATCAATTAATTCTGGTCTGATAAGCACTTGATCGTATAAATGCCAGTAGTAATTAATTGCATCACTTGAGTTATAGTACATTGTACCTGATACATTCCCACAACCATTATCACCTAGAAATCCCCACATAGGATTATAAAAGAAAGAATAATTATTTCCTCTAACTGTGGAATGTTCTTGTTTGGCAATAGACTTTTCCATGACTGCATGTAATCCTCTCGTTTTGATAATTCCATAATCAAATGGGTTCATGTTGAAATCACCGCAAATAATTGTACGTTTATGTCCTACTTCTTTTTCTACCACATCTACAAAGTCTTTAACATCTTCTGCATATTCTGATAAATTTAGATCTGATTTGTTAACTTTAGATGGGAGATGGCAAGTAATGAGTGTTATTTCATTATTAAGTAAGGGGCTAAAATATTTTTTAGCGCTAAAGCCTATGGAATCTCTAATTGCTTGGATAAGTTTTATATTAAATCGTGTAAATATCTTTACTTTATCATACTCTGCTATTGGTATCAAATATTCATATTGATATGTACAAGGTTGCTTATTGATTATTGCCAATAACTCATCTTCACTTGTATATAATGGATATTCTGCAATCATTAATATGTCAATATCTTCTGTATATATCATATCCCGGATGATGCTAAAGCAATTTTTATTTTTGTTTATATTCCAAAATAAGAAATTCATTGTATTATTGCATATTACTATTTAAATTGTCTTTAATTCATTCTTTAACATAATAAGTTCGCCTTTTTGTTTTTTATTTTCATCATTTAACATTTGAATTGTTTTTGCCTGTTCATTGATTGTTCCTTGGAGTGTGGCGATAGTATCTACTAATCGAGAAATACGTTCTGTGTTCTCGTCTTTTGATTGATTTGCTGATATTAGCATCTCACCCTTTCCACGAAGTAACCATTCTGCTGATATATCATCATAGTTATCCAATATTGCATTAATCGTTGGTACACTGATTTCACTTACTCCGTTAAGTTGTCTGCTCAAAGTGTTCTGCTTTATGCCACATTTTATGGCAAATGCCCTGTCAGTTAGCTTGTAGTAAGCAATAACTTCTTTAATTCTACTAATCATAACAATCCTTTTAAAGTTAATATATCCAAATATGGATAACTAAATCCGTAAAATGATTGCAAAATATCCATATATGGATTATATTTGCATCATCAATCAATCAATACTCCAAATATAGAGATAAAGATTGATTTTTCAAAGGAATGTTTCACTTAAAATAAACGCTAAAATGAAAAAGTACAATTTATCAGAAATTATGAAAACAGCTCACAATCTTTATAAGACTGGTAAATATACTTGGGCTGAGTCTTTGAAAAAGTCTTGGAAAATGGCAAAGTTTAGAATCTCTACAAGAATAGGAGCTTTGCAAATCAAACAAGAGATGGAAGCCGATAAGGATGCTGAGAGAAAGCGATTGCAAGAGATAAACGCTCAATATAGAGATGCCATTCCTGCAAAGAGAAGTCGCTATGACAGTTTAGACATTCCTGCATCTGCGTATTACAATCCAAACAGTACCGGAAGGTTTGGAGCCCACTACGTAGGTGACTAAATAAGGGTAATTCGCAAGAAGGTATTTCTCTTACCGGGCAAAAGAAGCTGGGGCATTGCATAGAAACGCGTATATGCGAAGCCAACCGTCCGGGCGAATACTCTCCATTTGAAAGTCAAACCAAAAACTATAAAGCCGGGATTTCCTGGCACCCAGTCCGGCCTTTGAGCCTGCCATTGAATGGAGGCTGGGAACTACAAGAGAAGAGTTCTATGACTTATTGGTAAATGGAGGTTGTAAGTTTCCTCTGCTGAAAACCAAATCGAGGTGAATAGGCACAACTTACCAACGACATAATGCTGTGAGGAATGGTCAAACTCATGTCGTTGTAAAAATAATCAGTTAGACAATTTATTGTCGGTAAATCGTGGAATTTACTTTATGTATATAGGTGCCATAGCTCAGTCGGTAGAGCGGAGGATGAAAATCCTTGTGCCCTGGTTCGATTCCAGGTGGCACCACTAATTTTTAATCATAAAAATGATAATTATGTCAAAAGTATTACACCTCTTATTTTTAGGGATACTGCTTGGATTGGTGGTATTGATGTTGGCTTCGGTTGTTTCATCATGTTATTTTTTCATCACAACATTTACATTGGATGATTTTGAAGAAAGAACCACTTCATTTATTCTTGGAATAGTGAATGCATTATTTGCTTGTGGTATATATCATGCTGCTATGCATGGTTTTCAAACTCTTATTGATAAGGTGAATAACCTTAAAAATAAATCTAAAGAAAACAGTGGTGAAGAAAATTAAATGTGGGAAGTACCTTATTTTCATTGCTGAACAATCAGAAATAGATGATTTTGTTTTTTCGCAATCTTCTGTTGATAGGCTCATAGAGTCTTTAGAACAGTCTGCCAATGATTTGTATGAACAGAGTGTCAGGCAGCGAGAGCTTGTTGAACGTAGTTTAACTAATAAGCCTATCATGCGTATTGTGAGAAAGAATTGATGTGAATTTTAAAATTGAAGTTTTATGCACGTTTATAAGGACATTGAAACAAGGGATTTATTGAAATTGATCCCTATTGAAGACGTGATTGAGTATCACGGAATATACAATCTCATTTTTGAGTATGGTATTGATGTAACCCTTGACCGGATAGGTGAGGAAGAGATTCTAAAGTACATCGAGGCAACGGGACTGCTTGCGGAAATAGAAAGGAAATCCTTAAAGAATGGTATGAATGAAAATAAAAATTAGATTACCGGTATTTATGCGCAAATTTTTAATCAAGAGGATTAAAATGCGGGTTTATAATAAAGTACGTTCCTATGGTAATTACCAGGAAGCGGTTTCTTTTGTTGTTAATGCTCCTTTAAATGAGTGGCGCATCAGGTTATGGTGCGTCACTCATTTTAGAGATGATTACGGAACAGGTAATGAACGCGATTGGCAGGAACTTTTAGATTACATCATTCATTGAGTATTTTCAAAAGATAATCCATTGTATATCCTACTTCAATAGACTGGGGAAAATTATTAGCTCCCATTCCATTAAATAGAATTACAACATTTCCT